GGGGTTTGCGGGTCAAGCCCTTCAGACCACTCTGAGGTGCGGCGACGTGAACCGCCTGGGAATTTACATCCCTACAGCACCACTAGGAGTGACAGTCTAGGCCCAGTCTCGTGAGAGATTAGCAACTGCCGGATGCTCCACCATTGTCAGTTCGTCAGATAGAAGTACCGTTTCGCACACATCTTCCAGATCGGTTAACCCGAGGTCGTAAGTTTCCATGAGCCAATCACGGAACTCTTCGTCGCTCACCAATACGGTTTCGTTTTTAATCGTCGGAACAAGGTTGTCCAAGTTGACGCCGCTGATTTTCGCTGTCCAAGTAAGGTCGTCCAAAGACAACTTACCCCTGTCCTCCTGCACATGACGGAGCAGGAAGAAGTCCCTCATAAAAGGGACGTGTCGAAATTCATAAGCGTAACTCAGCGCCTTGCCGGCAATGTATTGCGAATTTGTTTTGTCCTCGGTGAACAGAGCTCGCGTGTTGAACCTACAAAGGGCTTTGCCTAACAAAGGCACCATGCAGGGTTCCTCGCGGTCACAAATCAGCCTACGGGATAGGAAGGTCGCATCGCCCCAATTAAGGGGATTCTTCGCCTTGAGCACCATTTTAAAACGGTCCACGTGCCGCACCCATTGGCGCAAGTCTACGGCCTTATCCATGGCAGCAAGGAGGTCGTCTCCCAAAATGAGAGCGCGACCATTGGCCCCTTGCTGTCGCATGGCGGTCACAAACATAGCCCAATTGTAGTACGAATTGCGGCAAGTGGTGAAAGTGGTGCCCGTCGGAAGTTGGTTGTCCAAAACGGCCGTGAGACCGTAATGTCGCGATTGGACCTTGAACCGGTTGATCCCACGCAGAAGTTCTCGAAGCCAACTAGGCATGTTGATGACAGAAAGAAACTTGTCAAAAAGCAAATGCACCCGCTTACGCTGGTGCTTGTCGTTGGCAGAGTAGTCGCCTTCCACGATGTGGGTGTACTTCTTGTTTTCTGAGACGAAACTCGCTAGAGTCGTGTCGGTCTGCTTGTAAGCGGTCAGCGTCTCAATCCCCCGGATTGGGCCGGTGGCCAGCAACGCATTGAAGCGCTCCATGGCCACCATGGCGGCAGGTCCCGTGACAGCATTAAAAACGTCGCTCCCGGCGTATATAACTCGGGGCGCCCAAGATGGGTCGTTGCGTTTAATGAGCGTTTCATGCTTCACGGACAGTTCCTTGGTGCCAATGTGTTTGACGGACGTGTTGGGAATTTCGTGGTACGCGTCCTCCATGCGTTGTCGCTTCATCGGATCGAACTTGGCCATCCACCTAGACCTGTCCACCTCGTTCTCCTCCCACGGGTCGAAACACGCGGGTAGCGAGGCGGTGAGGTCGTAGGCAGCGCCAAAGACGTCATCTTCGATGTCGTCAGTGTGAACCGTGTTGCATCGCTTGTTGAAAGCGGCCATGAAGGATTGGTAATCCGACCCGGTCACCACAGGCACCTCCTCGGAGAAGAGTGGCCCGCACTGGTTGAGCGGGTTGGACATAGCGTCGAACTGCTTTTTCCCCTCGTCGCTACAGAAGTGGGGCACGTCCAACTGGTACGTGCGTTCCGTGCTCACCCTGAGGTGGCCTCCGAGCGACGAGACTTGAATGTCCTCGTCGGGGTCATGCTCGTGACTAACATTCACAAGTGTGGATGCGTCTGAAAAGCTTGACCCCCCGCTAGTTGCGTCCTTACGCCGCATAAAGCGGAGGGTCCTGGGCATGAGCGTCAGGTTGGTTGGTTGAGTTGGTTGGTTAGTTGGTTGGTT